ATCAAGTTTGTGAAACCAGACGGCATGTGCTGCCCACCAAACAAACCCTTAGTCTGGTCAAACACGTCAGGCTCCGTAATAGGGAAGTAAGCGGAGTCGTTAGCTTCTTGACGGGTGCGGTCGAAACCAAACCGGAGCCAAGTGCCTGCGTCAGCCTGAGAGTTTGAGTATTGTACGTTTGAACCGAGGTCATCTGCACCACTTTGTCCAGTAGCACGGTCAGTAAATCCGCCTGTAAATTCGTAACCAGTCTTAGAAAGTCCTTCATCTGTACCACCGACTCCGCCGGCAATAAGGTCTCGCATCAACTCGGCTTCTCTAGCGTCGTCAAAGTATATCGGTTTCCCGTTATACATGACTTTAGAGCTTCTATTTCTTGCCATGTGATAAATATTTATGGGGTGCCCCCCGTTGCATGCATCCCATAAAGATACAGCAAAAAGGGCCGCCACACAAGTGACAGCCCCTTTCCCAATTATTTATATTGGACTTTCAGCTCTAATCAAGAAAACGCCTTGAGCTTTGCTTTGATGTCCAACAGCATAGAGCTGTTCTTCTTCATACCGAGGAAGCGGATAGTCTGGTCCATGTCTTCCCCGAGCACTTCGTCTCCGAACAGGAACATGTTACCGCTCTTACGCAGCACACCGGCCTCAACGCAATCCCAGATAAGGGCAACCGTCTCGAGGTTCTTGTCAGTACACACGCGGATAAACTCTGCGTAGTTCTCTTCAAGCTTAGACTCGAGGGCGAGCTCAATAGCAGCTGCGTCCATTCCGTCAGTACGGGTACCGAAAGCCTTGAGAACCAACACGCTACGTGCTTCGTCGTCAGACAACAGGATGAGTTGCTTGAATGCGTCCTTACGGAGGCGAGTACCAGCAGTCTTAGCAGCCTTCTCCTTCTGTGGGTCAGAGATGTAGTAACGGCCCTTGGAAGAATTCTCGACATTAGACACGTGCGGGTGGGCGCTAACGAACTTGAACTTGATGTAGTCCATAACGTTAATAGGGTTGCCCTCCTCGTCAACGGCAATGTTCAATTCAACACCGGTCTGGGGGACATCAACGGTAAGGTTCGCGTAGAACTTCTTAACCTCTTTGTTCCAGCCTGCTTCCGTAGGGGAGATACCAAGTACTTCGGGGAGCCACTTCTTCTGCTCAGTGATGGTAAGACCCTTAAGGATGTCACCACCTTTCAAATATACGGAGCCAATGCGACGCTTAGCTTCAACGTAAATATCGTCCGGAAGATTAGTCGTGTTCGGACGACGGTAAATAAATACTGTCTTGTTCATAATAAGATTCTGTGTAGGAGCGCCATTAAGCGGCTAACTCATTCTATGTGGACTAAGATACTACAATAACGCTTAACTACCAAATATGACAAAGAAAAAGGGCCACCCGTAGTGGGCAGCCCTTTCTCGTAGCTTATGCGCTAGGTATTAGCTAGCAACGCACTCAAGGTGCAAGCAGTTCGTGGCACGACGAATGCTGATACCACTTTCCTTGAGGAAGTGAACGGCAGAACCGTCAACGTCCGTAGCGCGGAGAGCGTTACCACCGAATCCGGGAGGCACGCTAGCACCGGCAACAGCCCAACGCATGAGCTCACGGCCCTTACGCGTCACCATTGCAACGTTGTTTTCTCCGTCATAGACAGACATGTCGAGGAACACCATACGGTAAGACTCCATTGGGAGACCCGTAACAGGGTGACGCTCAGAAGCCAAGGCACGAGCACCGTGGTCGAACAAAGGCAAGTGGCGAACCGTTACCGTGTGACCGTCGATGTGCTGGTACTGGGTGAAGAATCCACCGAGGCTCAAGTTACGACCGGAACCGCTCACGAAAGATGCGGGGTCGGTGTTCTTGATGTAAGCGCCCGTAGACACCTCTTCCTTCATGGCGTTGTCGAACTCCTCCATACCACCGAGACCGGTGAAGAGAACGATGTTCATCTGAGCAGCGTCAGAAGCTCCATAGAGAGCGTCACGCACAACAGACTTGAGCTTGGCAGCCGTCAACGTAGAGTAAGTGTCCACGTTAGGAATCTGCTCGAGCACACCGGAACCGAGAGGCACAGGCTTGCCGTTCTCATCAGTCTGGTGAATCACACCGTTAGAGTCGCGGTTGTACTTAGAGTACCACATAGCGAGCTCGCACTCCTCCTTCCAACGGAGCATGTGCTGGTACTCTTCGAAGTCGTACCACAGGTTGGTCGTGCGACCACCAACGTTGAACTCAAAGTTCACAACGCGGTCAGGCATGTTGCCCTCGTAGCGGTAAGACTTACGCAACAGAGAAATCTGGTTGCGCATCTTGGACGGAGCCACCCAGTTGCTCTCCGTTCCACGGCTTCCGGAGAAGGCGTTAGCGGCGAACAGTTGAACAGCGAGGATTCCAGCGAGGTCGGAGCTAGACACCGTAGCGCTAGAGTCAGACGTAACGAGCTGGACAGGGTAAGAGAAACCACCGGCAGCAGCCGTGGGGTCACCCGTGATACGCAACTGCGTGTTGTTGGAATCACCGAATTCGATGACGTAGTTCTTGTTGAACCAACGCTCAGCGAAAGTAACGGTACCACCAGCGACAGAGATGTCAGTGTTGGCGACAGCAGCAACAGACTTGTTGATACGGCCCATCACTGGGTAATCGTACTCAATGTCGTTGATGTACTTGACGTTGCCCAATCCTTCGGTCAAGAAAGACAGTGGGAAACGCTTGTCCTCACGACCGCTCAGGTGCGTGATGACGGGGGACAGAACGTCCGGTTGGGTCAGCAGAGCATTGGCCAACGAGTTCTCGTCGGTCATCCCCTCGCTGTTGAAGGTATCCTCATAGAGGCGCAGCTTCTTAAGGTTATCAGCCATTGTATTGAATGGTTAGATGGTTTAATGTGCTCACAGCAAATCCTTCAGTGAAGGAATCGTGTTAGCTTTCGTCGTGCCCGACTTAGTGCGGGACTTCATTCTGCTGCCCGCACTCGGAGCAGTAGCAAGTTTAGACTTAAGAGAGGACACCTTCTGTGTAGACGCCGCGTTCGTCGCCAACTTCTTCAGGTCAAACCCTTGATAGAGAAGATACTCTACTGCAAGGGCAGTCTCTTGGTCAATATTCTGACGGTCCAAATCACGCTGCGTAGCTCCGTTGTCGTTCACTGGAGTAGTCATCCAGTCGTAGAACTTACCCCGGCTGCGCGTTGGGATTTGCAAACCTTTCAAATTTCCAGCGTTGATGGTTTCCTGCACGGAGGCCCAGTAAGCCTCAGCTTCAGCACGCTGCGTAGCGGCTTCCTGCTGTTGGCGAGCAAGGAGTTGCTCTTTCTGGCTAGCTTGGTTCCGACGGAGCTGCTGCAAGTAGATGCTTGCGTTGTCCTTCAGAATACCAGCGTCCTCATAGCTCTCAACCATGCGAGAGATGTCGTCGTCACCAAAGCCTGCTGCACGCATTCCGTCAACAACTACACGCTTTTGCACTGCGACATTATCGTCGATAGCAACATCGTTGTAGTTCATCTCGGCGCGTTGTGCTTCGAAGTACTTGAGCGGGTCACCATTGTTGGCGCGGTACTCAAAGTATTCCTGCACGTCCGGCATTTGGGCGAACACTTTCTCCAACTGCTCGTTAGCAATCTGGGTAGCGACTGTGTTAGTGTATTCAGCAAGGCCGTCGTAGTCCTCAGAGAAATCACCTTCGACTTCGTAACCGAGCTTAGCGCCCAGCGTAGCAAACATACCTGCATCTTCGATGCTAGGTTCAGCTGCGTCTGCAACTGGTTCAGCTACGGCCTCCTCAACGGTCTCATTGACTTCGTCTTCGGTGACTTCGGTGGTGGTCTCTTCTGTAGGTACTTCGGTCGTTGCTTCTTCTACAACTTCTTCAGTCTGGTCTGCAGCCTCAACAGGCTCTGCAGCTTCCGGGGTGGTGGGTGCCGTGGTGTCCGGCGCGCTGTCATTCAGCCAATCGACAGACCCGAGGTCTCCGATTCCCAATCCTTTGTTCTCTGACATTGTTCTGTAAATTTAATACCCCCAGCCCATATATCCAAGGACTGGGGGCAATTTAATTCTATTCGACTTTTACTCGTCGGTCTTTCCGTCGTTATCGTGGTCGGTATCCTTAGACACCGCGTTGATAGTAGCGACTTGAATCTTTGCATCGCGGTCAAGCTGATTCTGCTCGGCCTCAAAGTCCTGCTCCTGCTGCAGTTTCTGCATTTCAGCCATAGCCTGCTGCTCTTGGATTTGCGACTGCATCTGGTTAGTCTGCTGCTGGAGAGCTTCTTGCTTCTTCTCTACCGCATTGGCCAACTGCTTAATGTGGGCAAAGTTATCGGAGTCAAGAATCTCAGCAATAGTGCCGGGGCCGGTGCCGTTCTGTGCGAATGACATAGCCATCTGACGCATGGTGCGCAGCTTCTCGTTTTCCTTGGTAGAGTTCTTAGCGAAGATACCGAACTCAGACTCACCGTACTCAGCACCCTCGATGTCGAGCCATGCGTTACGGTAGTCGTCCGTGATGTACTGAATCTTCTTGCCTCCACGGTAAGCGTGCTTAGACACGTCAAGCAATCCCTGCATCTCCTTCTGCTCGAACTTCTCGAACTTACGGAAGATTTCCTCGGTCATTGCCGTGGACTGTGCGATACTGGACTCAGTAGTACCAGCGCCATCGGCTGCAGTAATCTGCCCCTTACGCTGGCGGCTGATGCCCAAGAGCTCTTCCCACTCCTGCTTAATGGACTGGAGGAGCTGCATCTGGGCTGCAATGTATTGCCCCAGCGACATGTCCAATACTTGGTACTGGTTAAAGGAGACACGCTCATTGTTCTTACCCTCTGCAGTAGAGTCAATAAACGCGAAGCCCATTGCATCTGCATAGTACATGAACTTCTCCTCGTCCCAGCCATGCCGCTTGGGGATGGTATTCATTTCAATCAAGGCAATCTTGTCCTTGTTCTTAGCAATCGTAAGCTCCATACGGTAGTGGAACACGTTGTAGAGAATCTGGTAAGGCATGCCCATAGACACGATGCTCACGTTCTCTGCGTGACGGTTGCTGTAGGCGCGGCCATTGTACGGCAGCTTGCACTTAGACACGTTGTTCATGCCTGAGCGTTGCGCCTCGATAGGCTCGATACCCACGTAGATGTCACCGTCAATACGGTAACCTTCCCACACCTCGTTAATCCAGTACCACTCAATCGCTTCTCCTGCCTCCTTGTCAATCTTGTAGGAATCATCAACCATGAGTTCTTGATTGATTCCAAACTCGTCAACGTAGGTAAGGATGCCGACCTTCTTAAAAGACTTCCATGCGACGTGCATCACTTCGACGAAACGCTCATCATCACCGAAGTTCTCTTCGATGCGCTGGAGGAATGGGATGGAGAACGAGCCACTGCGATTGCGGTGGGGGCTCTCAACCTGAGCGACTTCCTTGTCGGTAAGGAGGTCGTAGAACTGGTCGATAACAGCATTGCTGCTCATCAACTGACGGCGCACGCACCAGTCACCGTCCTCGACAAACTCGACGCCCGGAGACTTGCTGTAGTCGATGTCAAGAGGAGACACTATGTCATACTCTACATCGTCCATGCACACGCCCTTATAGCTATACACGTAACCGGACACCAGCCAGTCGAAGAATGCTTGCTGCATCTTGTCTGGGATGTCAAGGTAGTCACGAAGATAGTTGATAACCTGCTGACCCACGATAGCACGCGCGTCTTGATAGCTGGTATCCATGTACTTAGAAACCTGCTCAGGAGTCTTAGCCTCCTCGTCCATCATACCAGTGTCAACACCCATAGCGTTGAGCTCGTTAATGAACATCTGTTGGAGGTTACTCAGAACCTGCTTCTTCTTCTCCTCTTCCATACGGCTAACAGCATCCGGATTGGTAACCGTCACCTGATAGTTAGAGGGCCTGTTAGACTTCTCACCGAGGAGCAAGTCGACGACAGGCTTAATGATGTTGTAGTTACGCAGCTTAGCAGGGAAGTTACGCTTCTTACCAGCCTGACTGTTGTAAGGATTGGTTACGTAGTTATAGTCCTGCTCTGCGAGGTTGCCGTTGTACGTCTCGTAGAACTTGAGCAGCTCGCTCTTGCTAGATTGTACAAAGGTTGATTGATTGATGAACCCTTCAATGGATTCCTTACCCCATTTCTTGGTCTTCTTAGACCGCTTAAGCTTTTGCTTAGGGATGTGATTCTTGCTTAGTTCGCTCATGTCTTACACAAAAAAGTCTCGGCCGAAGAATGAGTCCCGCCCATCATCTAGGGGGTCCTGCATCACAACCGGCTTAGTCATTAGGTCCTGCATATAGAACATACCAACGAGGAGAGCAGAGGCACGGTCGAAGTTCCCTTTCTCATTCCACTTGATAAGCTCGTCTAGCAGAGCTACATCGTAAATATAGTGCAAATTTAGTTTACGAGCACCATCTTCGCCCATACTTCTTTTGGCTTTCAACCAGTCCCTTAGGTACAGAACTGCCTGAGACTTACGGGCTTTGCTACCCATACTCATACCATAGTTACGACCAAGGCTCTTTGCACGGAAGCCATTGCTCTTGTCGAATATCTCCACTTCCTCCATCAGCATGTGCAGCTTCTTGTGCTGCTTAGCGTAAGGGATGACGTTGCCTCGGTCATTCTCGAATCCAATCTTGGCGTTGTAGTACTCGGCCAGCTTGAACAGGTTATCGTTGTACTCGTCCTGCGTCTCTGGACGTCCCACGTAGCTAGCGACAATCATATCGTCAGGCTTCGACCACGGGTTAGGACGCTTGAATACGTACGCTGAGCCCAAGGAGTTACCCTGTGAGCTATCGTGCGCGTACGGGTCATGCGCTATAAAGTACAGATTGTTAGGGATTTGGCCGTCTTGGTCCTTGAATGGGGACTGATACACGACAGCACATCCTTCGATGTTGTCCCCTTTCTGATGGGGGAACTTGGTGACGGGGTAAGCCTTTTCCGACGGACGGAACTTGACACCCTGTCCACTGTCTACCAGAATGCCCGGGGTGCCAACACCCTGCAGCGCCTTCTTAGTAGTAATCTCGTTACGCTGGTGAATCAAGTCACCGGCTGGGAACATGTTACCGGACATCTGCAGGAACGCCTCACGGGGCTTCCACGGATACTCCGTAATCATCTTATCGTAAACCTTGGCGTCCTTGGCGCTCTTCTTAACAGACTCACGCTTGACAGTCTCAGCAGTTAACGCCTTCTCTTTCAAGGTGTTACCGTCTGCATCCATAAACTCGGGGCCCTTGTTTCTCCAGCTAGGGAAGAACCAACCGCAGTGTGTACCGTCACCTCCGTCGTCCCACATGTTCTCCACAGGCAACAGATTGTACGGCTCAGGATTGTAGAACATAGACTCGAAGTCCACGGTACCACCGTCCATGTCACCACCCGTACCGAACACAATCATCTGTCCGGTCGTTACACCACCGTCCTCCACACAGGGAATCGTGGCCATGTAGGTGTCCTTAAGGTTGTTAAACGCACCAGCCTCCTCGAAGATGACGAGGTCTGCGTCCTTACCACGAGCAGCGTCAGGGTTATCTTTAAACGTAATAGCCTCAACCTCAGACTTATAGCCCTTCTCGATGGGCTGTCCGTTCACGTACTCGAGGAAGCTAGCCTTCTTGTGGTTCTGCTTATCGATTACCTGACGGCGCTTACCCCATGCTGTGTTCTGGTTGATGAAGTCCATGTTAGCCGCAGCCATAGTCATAATACCCTTAGGGTAAAGGAACTTCTTGTCAAAGGCACACAGGAGTGTGTAGCTACTGCGCTTAGTATTGAACAGGTTGCACGTCATCGCAGCGTTCTTGTAAGAGAATCCCTTACGTCGCGCCTTAGATACGATGAGGTGGTGCCCGCCATTAAGCCATTCGTCGTGTACAGTGGTAGACATTTGCAGGTCTAGCATAGCCTGCTTGTCCATACCGTTACGTGCAATCTCTTTCAGCCAGAAGTACTCGTAGTCACCGTCCCAGAACCCCGGGAAGTCGATGGCTTTGGTGAGGCTACCCTTAGAGGTCTTGGCCTGCACCTTCATCTGCACGTAGTTCAGGTAGAAGTAGTGGTCTCCTGTGATAGTAGTGTCGCCCACAGTGTACCCATTCGTGCAGCGCTCCAGCTCTTGCTGCCACCACGCGAAGTACTCGGGAGTACCGGGCACGAGGTCCGTGTAGAACCCATACTTCTTAAAGTGTAGGGCACTACGACGGAACTCCTGTGTGTTTACTAGCTTACCCATTAGAGGATATCCTTGAACTTCTCTTGTACATCAAAGCTAGGGCAAGCCTTAGCTGAGTATTCGTTATGCCCGTGGAGAGAAAGGTCTCCAAAGCAGCCACGCAGTGTAGTGACTAGGTTACGGAATGACTCCTCTTGGTTGGCATTCATCGTATCCTTCGGGGTCTTCCCGTCCAGTCCGACACCGCCGATATAGCAGACACCAATAGTCGTCTTGTTTCTACCACGCACGTGTGCACCAGAGCGGGAAACGGGTCGGCCTGCCGCCACGGTTCCGTCCAGATAGATAACGAAATGGTACCCGATATCCGACCAGCCCCGGCCATCAACGTGCCAGCTGCGGATAGTATCCACGTCGTAGCTACGGCCCTCGCGAGTCGCACTACAGTGTAAGATGATTTCATCAATATGCCTCATGACCGCTTAAAGTTTCCGGTACCACCGCCTTTAGTAGACACGAATCCGCCCCAGCCCTTACTAGTCTTGACACGCTTCATGGTCTTACCGCACTCACAGAGGTCAACCTGCGTGCCGTCGTCCGCGAAGTTGCAGACTTGTCCGTTTACTACCCGCATCGTTTCCGTGCCGGTAAATTCCTTAGTGCTTCCGCACTCACATGTGTACTGTGACATTAGTCTTCAAACATTCCGAGCGAACCGCCTCCACGCAAACGGGTGTCAGCACTCTGCTCTTGCTTAACTTTTTCCTCAAGGTCAGCAACTACCTTGACGACGCTGGGGAGCTTCTCGCTAACCACCAGCAACTTCTCAATCAGCTTGACTGCTGCCTCAATACCGTCTTCGATGTCGTCATCGGTAGGGGCAAGCAGCTCATCAATCTTGCGATTCATAGCAGCAATGCCACGCTCCGCCGCCAACAACGCCTCACGCGTAGTCTTCAGCGAACGGGTAGCGGGAGTTGCCTGTAAGTCTTGGTACTTGTTGTACGCTGCCTTCATCCGTGCAGTTAGCTTAAAGGATGGTGGCAAATCGACCGCCTCTAACACACGAACCTTACGCTCCTTGTCGGAATACGTCTGGTATGGGGACTTAAAGTCCAGCATGTGGTAGATAAAAGCAAACCACTTAGTGGCATCGCGCTTCTCACGGTCCTTATCCTCTGCGATGAGGTCACGAAATTCCTTGATGGTGCGGAGCTCGGGGTCAACCCGGACAATACCGCCTTCGTATTGGAATAGTCTCATTTCTTCTTGCCTTTCTTGACGCGTGTCAGGTTCAACTTGTGCAGGCGGTAGGGGTTAACGTGGAATCGCCCGAAATACGGCAGCCGTACAGAGTCGAATGCGCCGTGCTCAATGGTGTCGCGCAGGAACCCAAACTGTGAGTCCACTATTTCGCGTACCTCGGCCACGGTGCAACCAAACTCTTCGGCGACCTTCCGGATAATCTCTTCCTTAACCTTATTCTGTGCCATCACTTTGGACCTTCAGCTCTACTATAACAACGCCGTCTCCAACCAAGATGCGGTGACTAGGACGTGGCAGGTTATCCTCGTCAAAGGACTTCATCTGCTCGTCAATGTACCACATGGCAAGGTCGAATTCCTCGGGGTATTGGAACTCAACGTGTACGGTTCCAGCCATCAGTCCTCGGGTTGGTCGGTAAGAACAAACTCGATAGACTCGAGCGACATCTTAGGCGACACAATGTCGAGGTATTTGTAGCTACCGAACTGGTCCTTGTGGATGATACCCTTATCCTTCAAAGCCTTGACGTAGTTGTTAAGTACTGCCACGTTCTTCATACCCAGCTTCTCGGCAACGACCTTACGTGAGGTCTTAGTTGCGCAAGAGAACGGGTCGAATTCCAAGAAGGCAGCCAACACGTCGAGCTCGACAGGGGTCAGCTTAAGGATTCCGTTCAATAGTGTAAGGTAATCCCGAGTTCCACTCAGGGTTACGGGGACGCTAATTTTAGCCATCGTTCCACTTCTTTACATTCTGTATTTTGCGAGACAAGCGACGACGAAGTGTCTTCTTAATTACCTCTAGCAATGACAGAATAAGTTCATTCTCTACAGACCAGCTACGCTGGTTGAGATACTCGAACCGGTCGACTAACATGTCAACCACTTCTTCGTTTGTTGTACCGGGGATATGCTCTCCGTCTACCTTCTCTGTGAACTTCAGCGTCTGATAATTTGCAGACTTGAAATTGTAGAGACGGTAGAACACCCCGCGCTTCTCTGCTTCCATGTTACTAATTTACCACACCCAGTGTTAATATCCAAATATCATACAAAGAAAAAGGGGCCGAAGCCCCTCTCTCTCTCAATCAAACCCGCCCCAAACGCGGAGCTAGCCTTACTCGCCGGCCAGCAAACTCTCAACAGTATCACGAACCTCTGCGGTCGTGTCTGCAGTGTTGTCGGTCAACAGGTCTTGATAGGTTGCAATCTGAACCTTCAAGTTGTGCACCTGCTGTACAATCTCTTGTGCCCGAGCCTCCATGTTCTGGAGCTCAGTGCTTCGAGCGTTAAGCTCATTCTGTGCGGCCTCCATACGGGCCTCTACGGTTTCACGTGTCATGTCGTTATGAGTTTGGGGTAAATTCGTGGGACCCTGATTCTGCTTCGGTCTCCCACACCATCTGTGTAAGGTTTCCCTCACTGTCTTGTTCAAAGGAAATGGTGAGAGTGTCATTAGTGTAACTCGTCAGCACATGTCCCTGCTTGTCTCCGAGGAAGGCTTGAGCCTCTTCCCACACGAAGAACTTTGGTCTCTTTGGCATGACACTAAGGTACGCAGACTGGCGAAGCCTTAAAAATCTGTAGCCCTAAGTTATCCCCACTAATAGATGTTGGCCTGTGGATGCTTGGCAAAGCCAACAAAGTGCGCCAGCACGAAAGTCGAAAAATCTCCCCCGCCTTTTATACCCTCACGTCATACGCTTTCCATTGGCATACTTCTGCTTCCACCGCTTAACCCGCTTCCGCTCCATATTCCTCTGCGCAATCGTCTCATGGTACTTAGCCTTCCAGTACTGACGCGCAGCGTCTGCCTTGCTGTGGCGCCTCTCAGCGCGCCCTGCATAGATGACGTGCGCCCACCAACCAAGTGAGGTGCAGAGCGGCGCGATGACGAGGAGTAGTTCAACCATGTGCGCAATATATGCGACAGATGTGACGTACACAACTGAAACTGACGTTTTTGGGACTGCCATCGTGTCAGGTCTACCATGACATTGCCCGCCAGCTCCCCTTTTCCACACCTGACACCCTGTCAGCTCAGCCTCGTAACTGCCTGATATTGCTGCGTCTGCGCATGTCAGGTCCTATAGTCATATTGTCAGGTGCCTATTTGTGCAAAGTACTTGCATATCAACTTTTTCTGGTGTAACTTCTGTGAAGTGCCAGCGCTGCTAAGCTAACTAACTCGCCGAACGGAGTGAGACAGTAAAAGCGAAAGCTACTAAAGCAACACTGACTCGATAGAGTCCGCGAGCTGGCAAAGAATCGCCGCTACTATTATCTGGTCCTTAGGGACCTGACCCTTTGGAAAGATGACACGAGTTCCTGCACACTTGCATATCCTCCTCATCTTCCTGTTCTTCCCCCAACAACTGGAGTGGCTGCAACATGCCCTAGCTTATGCGGACTGGAGTATGACGTTGGACATCTTGCTGTCCATGTGTACCCCGCTAGCTATCGGCTTCAAGTCATAAGGCTCCGCCGATTCCCCTTCCATAGGCCTAAGAGTGTACGCCCCCTATAGGGGTACGCGTATATAAGGCCCCCACCCCTTCGCGTGTACCAGTGAGACCCCCGTACCTATTCTGGGGAGTCGCGTGTGTGACCCACCTAACAAAAAGTCCCCGGGGTCAAGATGGAAATGAAAGGCCCCCCGCAGGAATATGGGCTGAGCTGAATACATCCTGTCAGTGTTATCACACTAACCGCACAATCCTACGCCCTTGATGCTAATAAGGTAGCTACGCCCAGTGATAGGTTAGCTAGGCTAACAGTATGAGCTGAAACATCCGGATTGGTTTGCTATGGATAGCAATGTAACAACAGTATATGCTGAATCAATCAGCGCACACGATGCTAAGATTACTGCTTACGCAGTAACTCGTGTAGATAGTGATGGTAATCCAGTTGATACGTTTAACGTATGGGACTGTGAGATGCCTCACGTAGTCAATGACTGCG